AGTTGTTGCGACGATTGTACCAGTACCATTAATTGCTGTAGTAGATAAATTGCCGGCACCGCCACCAATAACTACTTGTCCCGACGTCAAGTTATCTACCTGTAATGTTGCTAAGTTAGCATTACTGCCGGATAATATGACCTTTTTCCATTCTGCCATTTTATGATATTCCTATGTTATGTTTAATATAAATATGTTATTAAATTTATTCCAGTCCAACGAATACAGAACTAGATGTAAAATATATTCCACCAACTGGTGCAGGATCTGATAAATTCATTGACTGTGTTGCTAAAACTAATACTCCACTTTGTGTAACTGATAAAATTGGAGTGTTTCCTTGTTTAATTAAAAATATGTTATCAGTTGGACTAACTGTAGCTGATACACTTCCTGATATGATACGATATGGTTCATTTGCATTTAATACATATGATGCTGTTAATGCATAAGATGCTGTTATATCATAAAGCAATCCGGGAAGTAATTGTGATGGTTTAAATTGTCTTGTATATGTCATTATGCCCATCTCCCTTTAACAATTATTAAATCTGTAACATCAATTGTATATCCTAATGCTACCGTATCAAATACAATTGTTTGTGTTGCTAACGTATCAGTAGGTGTCCATGTATAACATTGTTTATCAATATATTGACCATTTATAAATAAATCAAATTCATTACCCGTTGCTGTTACTAATGTAACTGGATTTATTTTTGGTGTTCCTGCAATTGTTACTGTTGTGGTATTAACACGAGTAGCTTGTTTTTCAGTTAACACAGTTAAATATAACATTGTAGTTGCATTAATTGTATTAGTACTACCACCACCTGTTGCTACAACAGATCCGCCACTTACAATTCTAGATTGTACTTGTAATAATTGTACCGGTACTGTTGTTGTATTAAATAAATCAACCCCAACATCTATTACTTGATCAAATGAAACTTTTTTAACTGAATACATTGTTTTTAATGTATTAATTCTAGTTTCTTGTTCTGATAACAATGTACCTTGAACTGTTAATGTATTTGTAGATCTTACTAATCTATCTTCCCCAATTGTATTAACTGTTTCAAATGAAAATTGCCCTAATGTAGTTGGAAATTTATTTGTTTCATTACCCCACGCAAACCGACCATATGGCATTATCTGATCAACTAACTCATTCATTTGTGTTGTAAAATCGCACCACAACATGATATCATATTCAATAGTTACATATTTAGGTATATCTATTACATATAATTGTTCCGATGATGCTGGTTGATTAGTTGGTATTGGGAATATCGAATCTTCAAATCTATTTCTAGAATTATATTTACTACGATAAATTAAATGAGAACCGGGTTGTGTATGATTAACATCTAAGCCTTTTACCATATCTCGTTCTACAATTGAATTACGTTTTAACATGATTATCGGAGATTGAAGCATCCCCTTTTCATCACGCAAATAACCTAATCTACGAACATTATCCCATTTCTCACCATTTGCAAAAATAACTGGTACTGTTAATACTTGACTATTATCAGTAACCTGTGGTCTAATTTCATTTTCGATATACCATTTAATTGCATAATCAATGTCATATGGCGTACGTTTAGGTGTCTTAATTACATCACTATCACGTCTTGTTTGTTCGGCTCTATTTAAAATACGATCATTGGCTAAACCTTCCGTATGTTTTGGATTAGGTTTATTAGTTTTACGATCTATATTTTCTCTATTAAAATTCGACATTAGAATCCTTTATATGCAGACGAATTATTATTTCCACCTCTACGTAAATTTTTAATTCCAGCTGGTGTTTGTCTAGTTGCATGAGCATCAATTAACACAGATACACTATAACCATGTTCTGAACCATTTGGCCATGTTTCTGGATTTTTACCTACGAAATATTGATTAGCATCTACATTATCCACTTCATAATATTCATTGTCCCAGAAAATAATATCCCCGGCTTCTGGATAAAAATCTGCTCTTTCTAATATATCCCTAGAAACTCCAAATTGAGCTGTACGTGTATATGTATGACCATAATCATCCATATTAGCAGTTTTGCTTTCTTTTGTTATTAAACATGGAATTAGTATAGAATCATTGTATGATTTTGCATTTGATTCGCCGTATATATTAGAATTACTAGCTTCTATAATTAATTTATAAAATTCAATTTCAGTATCTATAATTGCATTTAATAGTTCTCTATTAATAGATGCTAAAAATCTCGCGTCTCGTTTTCCACCAAATAGTGCCATATCTTATCTCCTTACCCAACATATATTTTAAGCGGAACTTTTGCTAGAATCTCATTCATTTGAGTTGATTCAGTATTTTGACGAGTTAACATTTGTTCTTTTGTTAATTTATCTAAAAATTCTCGAAGCTGAGTAATTAATGATTCTTTCTCAGCTTGTCCTTGTGATACTAAGTCACTACCATTTAAAGTAACTTCTGCATTTGGAATTGGAATTGATGAATATTTTCCGCGAACTAAGCCTAACATTTCCTTTGCAATTGCAGATCCATATTTTAATATCCAAGCACGGCCCATATCATTAATGCTCCCGTATGGTTGATATGTATATGGTATATTTGATGCGTCACTTACAACACCGTTTATAAGTGCGGTATTACCAAATAAAATAGCGTCTTTGCTTTTTTCTTCTTCGAATAAATATTCGAACCAAACTTCATTATAATGTATAGAAGATGCAGATGAACCGGTACCGGTAGTTGGTATTGGCCAAAACTTAATATCATCTCCATGTATCTCAAATGTGTAATGTGATTTACGTATTTGATCATTGAATTCAATTGCCTGTAATCTCAATAAATCTGCGTGAATTGGCATCATCATGAAACTAATCGATGGCGAGAATCCACCGAAATTAAACGAATCCATTAATTGTTGTGAACCTAAACCAGTTCCAACGAATGGGTCAAAATATCTCGTAATAGCAGGCGGAGCATTGTGTAGTACACGTTTAATTTCAATTGAACTAGTATTAGATAAAGATGAACTTTCTAATGCTAATGATGCTGAAACTGCATCTCGTATACTATATGTTTGTACCCCTGGCTCTACTGATATCTTTGCTTTTTTCCATCTAACAGTACCACCACTATCTGCTTCAGTACCATATGCTCTAGATAATTTTGTTATGAAATTTAACGATGTTCCAACATTAGCACCGGTAAAACTTTGTCCTTGTAAAAAACTAGAACCAGTTTGTACTCCCAATGTATTAACTAAATTATTAACAATGTTAACTTGATTAACTTGATTTGAGTATTCTACTACCGCTGCTTCAAATGCTGTATAAAAATTTATATCAATAAGCTCGACATCCATTATTGGATATCCAACATGTTGTGCTGCATATTTTGCAAAACTATCTGCATGTTGTTGAAATAATGGATCTGCATCAAAAAATCCAAAAGGCGTAGAACCGGTAGTAAATGATGAGCTACCTGGCCAAATTGGTTTATTTTCACTGTAATCCATTATATTTCTCCTTTATATATAAATATTAATAATTTTCATTTAATAGTTCTAAAATCTCATCTAATCCTTCGTGACGGTGATTATCTTTTAATACTGTCTCTGAAACCCATTTAGATGGTTTTAATTTAGCAATCTCATGAACTGCTGAATCATTTTTAAATTTTAAATCTATTTGTTGTTTATCACCACATAAAATCATAATTGAGTTTTTACCTAACCTACCCAATACCATTTGTAATTGTTGTTTAGTTAAGTTTTGAAATTCATCTACAATACAAACTGAATTGTTAAATGTTCTTCCTCTGAAATGTGTTAATGAAACTAATTCAATGTTTTCTGCTTTTTCCATTTTCTCTAATATCTCAGGTTTGTTATAAACATCCCTCATATTAGCACGGATTGGAACTAACCATGGATCCATTTTTTCTTTTTCTGTCCCAGGTAAAAATCCGTTATCTTCTGTTGACACTGTTGGCCTTGTTATTATAATTTTATCAACTCTTCGTTTAAAAAATAAATCTAATGCAATTTGAACTGCTAATAAAGTTTTACCACTTCCTGCTTTACCGATTATAAAGTTCCATGGTGTATTTATAATAGTCTCTTTTGCTGCTTTTTGTTCTTCTGAAAGTGTTAAGCTAAATTTAACATCTGTTTTCGGAGGTGTTTTACTTGTATTCGGTGTGCTCATATATAACTTATGTTAGTTTATAATAATTTAGTTAATGTTGATTCTCTTAATGACATATCACGCAATGCCTCAATTTTACCTAAACTTAATCTTCTAATTGCATGAAACGTTTCGCGCGGTGGATATGGTGTCATTACCTTAATTTTAATCAACTCTCTATCCTGACCTAAATCCTGTTCAATGTGAACCATCAATACCAATCTAATTGCTCGTATACGATCCAATACATCTATAAGACGACCGTCATAACGTATTTCAGCAAACATTTCATATTTTGTTCTCGGTGCTGCCATATATTATTTTCTTTTTC